TTAAACCTTTTTCAGGTCCTATTTTTAAAACGTTAGCTCTAATGTCTGTATTGTAATCTGACAGGGTTGATCCGCTTGTGTAAAGGTTACCATAAGAATCATCTATTAAATTATATTCTGAAAAACCTGACCCTGAAAGGTATAAATCCAATGTTGATGGTTTTATTCTTCCCCCACATAGACCATTAGGAATAGATATTATTTTAGAATTTTTATGTAATTCTCTTTTATGATTTAAATAATGTATATGGCCTAATCGTTCATTAAGATTTAATTTAAAATCTTTATAAAATAAATGGTCTAATTGAAAATATCTTAAAGAATTAGCAGTGTCTGCTGTTGGGTATACTCCGTTTAATGCTCCTGTACTAAATGTGTCTATAGAAGCGGAAGACCATGTAGTAGTATATATTTCAATGCTACTCTCTGGGAATTTAGAAGAGCTTAAATTATATTGTTTGTAGGCGTTAAAAGGAACTTGCCCTATGTCTTGTGTTGAGAATTTTTTGTAAGCTGAGTACATTTAAACAACATTTTAGTAATCTAATTTTACTCTAATAAGAGCTTCTTTTGTGAAATCTTTTGCTATTGGTTGACTTATTTTTGCTACTGCTAATAAATCACCCTCATCATTATATAATCCTACAGTTGAAATGTAAACTTTAGGCATGTCAATCATTGAGGTAAAATTTAAGTTACCTTGACCATCTATAAATGATGGGTTTGATGAGTAATTAAATTCGAAATTTTTAACTCTTGTAAAGTAATATTGGGATGTTATTCTTTCTTCACTATCTACTATAAATGTATCTCCTGCTTCCATTACAGTTAATAATTTTTCACCATTATTACCATTAGTGTTGGCAACTTTAGATGGAACTGTACTTGATAGTGTTATACCTAATGCATCAGGATTAAAGACTATTAATCCTGCGTCGGGGTAAACACAACCATATGATGAAGTTGTGCCTACTTGATTTATATTAGACCCTGACATTACCCCACTTGATCCTGACACTAAATTATATTGTCTTCCTATGTTTGTAGTAGTTGCTGAACCTGAGGATGTAACGGAATCATCTGTTAGGTGTAGTATTGTAGATCCTTGTTTTAAAGATAAATTTAAAGTTCCTGGTTTTAAATTGTGTCTGTATCTTGCTCTATTAACGTTAATAACGTAGATATCGTCTGGGGTATGGGTGCTAAATGTAAAGTCTTGAGTTTCATCACCATATACTAATTGTCTATATTGGTTGTATATTACTTTAGTAGCACTAAAACCAAATGAACCTGTGTCATTTGTAAAATCTACAGATCCTGAGCCTGCCCTATGACCATATCCTACGGAACATTGAACAGTAGCATCTAATGAACTTGTAGGTGCGTCATATAAATTAAAGAAAAAATTTCCTTGTGAGTTAGGGTCTGTTTGGGATGTTTGGATAGATGATGTGTAAAAAGTTTGAAGATTATTAACGTTATTACTCCATGTGGAAGTAACTACTTTATCTGTACTCATTACTACATCTCCTTCTCCGTATCTATTAATTGTTGCCATTTATTTGTTTATTTTTATCTAAGTGATATACCAGTTGTTCCGGTTGCTTTAGTTACTATTACTTCTTTAGTTATTTTAACTGGGATTGTTACTCTACCTCCTGAATCTACACCTTCAACAGTAATAGTTGTTAGTAATGTATTATTTGATCCAAATAACGATGTGCTGTTTATTGCTGTTAGGGATAATGAATGTCCCTTTATAGTTTCACTAAGGGCAGATTGTGTAAATGGTTTTGCTCTTCTTGATCTTCCTTTTGCTCCTACTCCTACTGCTTGAGTAAATAATCTTCTGTCTGCTAATGTGAAGTAATATCCTCCTGGCTCTTTTAAATTAGATAAACCAGAGAAATTTAAGGTTGTTGGGTTTATTGATGTTGTAGCACCTAATGATAATTGTACCGCTGATACATTGCATGTTACTACTGGCATTTTTGATGTTCCCCTTGGTAATGTAACCAATTTATGAATCAAGATGTTATTTTCATCTGGAAAGGCTTCCAAAACAGGCATGTTTTCAATTGCCTCTCCTGAATATTGAGAACCATTTGGATGGTCTTCATTGTATAAAGTATAATCTATTTCATCATCGCCTAAAGCAAATTGTGTAATTCTAAAAGAACCATCATTTCTTGCTAGTGCTTGTCTTCCCGCTTTTGTTAAAATTGCGTCTACTGTAATAACTGTATTGTCTAAATATCCCATTGTTGTTGTTGTTTGTTATAAATATATATGTTTTTTAAAAATGTGTAGTTTTTTTTAATTATTATGAATCTGGGTTAAGGTGGTTGCCTTTTAATGGTTTTGGTTCTCTTAATATTCTAGGAGACTTTTGTGATAGATTTTTCTTATTTGGTCCTTTATCTATTAATTCGGCTTTTTTCAAGTAATAATCTAAATTATTTTTTATTTGAGGGTTAATGTTTTCGGGAATACATAGAAAACCTTTACCCCCCACTCCATCAAATAAATGTAAAATTTTATTAATGTCCGCCATAATTACATTAGGTCTTTTTATTAATTTAGAAATTGTGAATTTATTTAATTGTGGTACACCATTAAAATTACCACTTCCGGTTATCGCTCCACCTGTATAAAGAGTACTTAAACTTGAGGGGTAAGCTGTAGAAGCTTGTTCAGATCCTGATGCATTCCCCCCCACAAAAAAAGTATAATATGAATTTCCATAATTATAAAAGGAACTAAAAGTAGTTTGAACTGAATATTCATAAAAAGAAGGTCCTACTACTCTTGAATTAATTGCAAACCCACTAGTATCTAATGTTACATCACCTTTATAACACCCAGGTACTGGAACTTTCCTTCCGGGTGATAAAGAAATACTACCAAAATGTCTTAAAGCTTGGGTTGTGTTTCTCCCATATCTTAATTCTGTTTGTATGTCTTTTACTGTCCCTTTAGCATCATTAAATGTTAGTATGTGTAGGTCTTTTTTAGCGGGAGCTGTTCCATATAGATTATTTTCGTTTTTATCTGTAAATGAATTGGTTGTTGTTCCAAAACCCTTAATCATTAAACTCTTAAAAAAACCAAATACACTAGTAGAATAATCCCCCGTTGTATGTAAATGAGATCCTGCATTAGGAAAGGTTATTAATCCCGATGCTGAATTATGTGAACCTAAAGAGGCCCCGTTTGAGTCAAAATAAGAACTAGTTTGTGGTCTTCTCCAAAACCAAGTGTCTATATTTTTTTCAATTGTAAAGGATCCTGTTAATTCTGTTCTGTTGTTTGAGTTGAAAAAGAAAGGTACTTGATTTTGGGAAGGGTTACCTGAAGTATAGGGATTATAAGACAATCCATAATAATCTTTAGTTACATTATCTGATGCATATTGTGTTGTTACCTGCATTTCTTGGGTGAAGGGAAATTCTGGGCATTCCTCATAAGTTGCTATTAAAGAAAATAGTCCTGCGTTCCAATGAACATTATATTCTTCTCTTAAATCATGCTCTATTCCTTCGTCTAATAATTTAAATGTAAATTTAGAAGAATAGGACATGTCTTGTTTTAGTACTCTTTCAAAAACTTTATCGTTAGGACCTAATAATTCAGTAGTAAAAAATTCATCATTTTCAGGGTCAAATGTAAAAGCTTTATTTATAAAGATGTAAGAAAAATCTTCCCCTACATTAGGAAATCTTGTATCTTCTTGATAACCTGATAAAGTAGCACCAAAAAATACTGTGTTGGTGTAAGTTTCAACTGCGGGATTTCTGTCTAAATTTCCACTGTCCCCCTCCCATGTTTGGACTAAATTTGTTAAATGTTGAATGTTAGGACTTTTTATTCCTCCTAACTGTCTAGGAATGCCTTGTTTACTGTATTTGTTTAGGTGTAAGGAAGTGATTTCACACCCATCAAGACGAGGATTTACCCACCCTCCTAAACTTAATAAAGCATCATCAAATTCAACTGAGAAATCTTTCCCCGATTTAATTTTTTCACCAACCTTTTGTCCAGGTTGGTGGGCTACTGTACTTCTTCTTGTTACTGGGGCGTAATTACTTGGGTGTATTGCCATATTTAATAATCTGTTTCTTTACCTAGTTGTAAACTTCGGAAATAAATACTAGAAGGTACCCCTCTTAATGAGTTTCCTAGTAGGACACTTGATTGGTAGGGTTTATAACCAAAAGGAATCCCTGTTGTTGTTACAGGCATTATAGGTGCTTGTGCCCCATACTGTGGTTCATCTAATATTACTCCTCCTGTTGATGAAACTGCAATTGATGAGGTGGTTTGCCCCATAAAAGAAGATATTGAAGTTAAATCTCCATACCCTACATAAAATGTCTGATGTGAGTCAGGTAACATTGTTGTATATTCCTCTGTTGTTGGTGTTTGTATAGGAAATTTATTCCTTTCTAAATAATGGGGTTCAATTAATAAACCTGTTTTTGAATTTGCTTTGGCGGGAACGTGTTGTTCTATTATTTTAAATAAAGTATGATCTATATACTGAACTAATTTAGTATAATCCCAAAAATTATATCTTTGGTTATTTTTATATTTTCTAAAGTACTTATCACTTATTGTTTTTAAATCTTGATAACTTGAAGCTGACTGTTCTGTTTTTAAGGGTGAACCAATATAATCATCTAATCTAAAACCTCCTAAAGTATAAACTATATCTTCATTTATTTCATGTTGGGGAGAGAAAAATATTCCTAAATCTTCATAATCTTGAGGTTGTCTATCTAATGTAGATGTTTCTGATTTTATAATAGGTGATAAAATATCATCATCTATAGCTCCCCCATCTAATCTTATTTTTTCACTTGACATTGATGCTCCAACTGTGTCTGGAGTTACTAAATGGTGTGTTTCTACGTTTGACTTCCAGGTTTGTGAACTCATATTTGAAGTAATACTTCCGTCTGTATAATAAGTTATATGTTGGTTTGGGTGGTAACTTCCACTATTTAAATGTAATATGTTATTACTTCCTAAAGGTAATCTTAAAATTACATTACTAAAAGAAGATGATAAAGTATTACCTGCATGCATAAAAGGTTCTAATGAATGTTGTGTTAAAATTTTATCAGATAAAAAATCTCCAAAATGGTATCTTACTTCTTGAAGTGAACCTGAATATCTTAAAGTGTCTATTAAGTCATAAGATGCCGCTGGGTTTGCAGGTACTCCTCCTAAATAAACTTGGTCTACCCCTCCGTTACCTCCCCCATAAAAAGGATCTCCAAAAGTTAAAGCTCTGTCAGCTTCTGTTTGAGTGTTAGTTGCTGTGTATTTAGATGTATTTTTAAGGAAATTTGATTGATAAGCTCCAAATTGAATGTCTGCTGAGCTTCCTGATGTGCCTAAAGTACCTAAATGGATATTCCAAAAATCTCCGTTATATACAGGAAAATCTGGTGTTGAAGCCTCTATTGTATTATTTATATATAAATCTATTTTACCATATTGAGTTGAATCTCCCGAAGAAGATATATCATTTCCTGTGTAAGGTGTTAATACTAAGTGTGGGTCTTTAGTTGCATTACTCCCTGATAAACCCCATAAATGATATTGTTCTATTGATCTATAAGGTTTAATTCTAAATTCTACTGTTTTAGCTGCTGATGGTGGTTTACCCATTGACCAAGGTGTTTTTATAAAATATCCTGTTGTGTTTGAATCTCCTGTTAGTGAATAATTATACTTATCATAACTAAAAGTTTTATATCCTGATTTATCTGTTACTGGTCCCCCATATTCTTTAATATTTAAAATAGTTGAAGGTAAACCATAACAATTCATTAAAGCATGAATTCCTCTTTCTGTTCCTTTGGTTTTTAAAAGATAAGGTGCATTATGGTATAAACGTTTCCATACTTCTTTTGTTATGTCTCCTTTGGGTAATGAACCTTGGTTTGAAGCTGTTACTAATGATTGGGATACTGGAGTATCATAAAATGGGCTTCCTTGGCTTCCTTCTCCTAAAATATATTCTATTAAATTAGCATTTTCAAATTGATCAAAAGTTTCTACACCTAAACTTTTTAAAGCTAAGTATACCATATTTTTAGATACTCCCTCTGTATGGTGTGTATCTTTTTGTTTAGTAATGTGGTGAATGTGAGACCAAATTTGATCAAAATGTTGACCTACCATATTTGAAAATAAGAAATATTGACTATTATCTGGGTTGTCAGCTATGTGTTTAGGAATTATGTTTAATAATGTGTGTGGGTTTTGTCTATCAAATAAAGAAGCAGATAGTAGTTGACCACCATAATAAGAGGACGCGTCTACATCACTACCTAACCAATCTTTGGCTTGAGATGATGTTATTGGGTGTAATATGTAAGGAGAGACTAGATTAGTTTTAGGCCAAGCATAGGCTCCTGATTCAAAATATAAAAATCTTTCATACCCATCAAAACCCTTAATTAAATTTGTTTTTTTAGCTGTGATGAGGTTTTTATTTTCTGTTACAGCTGATGATGATGAAGTATTACCCGTAATGGTATTTATGTTTGCTGTTTGGCTATCATATAATTCTATTAAACTTAATTTATATTTAAAGTTTTTTAAACGTTCTGTAGCGCTACCAAAATGGACAAAATTTTCAAAGTGGTAAGCTACATCTAAAGAAGCAGTGTCTATTATTTTTCTTATATAATCATATTGAATGTTAGGTACTTCGTTATTTTCTAATTGTTGAAGTAAGTGTTGGTATGAAGATGTAAGAGAATATTCTAAAGATGTGTCAAAAGTTTTATATTGTGAAGGAATACTATTTAATAATCTAGTATCTATATTATAATTGGGACCTTGAAGATGAATTGTATTATCGACAGGTAGAGGTTCTCCTAAATCTACATCCATAGAAATAGGATCTGTGGTTTCAGTTGCTATTCTAAAAACGTCTCCTACTACTAAACCAGAATCTAATGGTTCAAATAATTTTATTAAAACTTCAGGACGGTGATTATTTAATGCTATGTTTATTCCTAATTCATTACGATTTTGACCAAAATTAAGAACAAAATCTTTATAAAAGGTTGAGTCTTCTATTCTACCTAAAAATATTTCTAATTGTGTTTTAACTTTATCATTTTTAGTAAATGATATCTTTAATTCTTGTCTTGAAGGTGATATTTCCTTAATAGTAAATATTTTTCCAAAACCATTAAGAATTTGTTTCTTTTGTATATTTAAGATTAATTTATACTGTCCCGAAGAATAACCCAAATCAGATAAGACTTCTATAGGATTAACGGTGAAGTTACTTACTTTACCATATGAATCAGGGTTTGAGGGGGCTTGGTAATTTTCAAAATTATCTATTGTTTGTAATAATTGACCACTAGAATTATAAATGTGTGCCTCTATATAGTCATCCTCAGATCCAAATTTTCTTGATAATGTTCTAGATGCTACGTTTTTTAATTTTTCTGGTTCAATCCTTTCTAATGTGTCATAATCTCCTCTAGTCACATTAGGGTTAGGTAATTGGTATGTGTTTTTAGCATTCTGGTTAGCTATTTCAAGTGCTTGTTGGGTTTTATCTCCTATTAATAAGGGGCTTTCCCCTTCTATACTATCTACTATTTTACTAATATCACTAGCAGAATGCTTTAGAGCCTTAATAGTTCTACCTCTTTTTAGAATTTTATTTTTAAATGATTTCATCTATTTAGTAATAATCTGTTCCTCTTTCTCCATCCCTCCAAAATTTTCCTACTACATCTTCTAAATCACCTTTTCCTTTTTCCCACCCCTTAAATTGGTTTATATCTTCGTCAGTTATTTCTTCATAATTATCTTTTGTTAGAGTGTTATACATTTCTCTTATTCCTCCTATTGTTATACTTTCCTCACTATTTGTTGTTGCAGATTCTGCTGATTTTAATCTTTGATAAATCATCTTATATGCTGCTAGTTTTTTTCTTGCATTTTTTAGTTCTCCTAAAGCTTGTGCATCATTAATTTTAGCTTCTTCTCTTTCTTCTGATGTATATGAGTTTACTTTATCATTAGCATATTTCCAATGTAACATTTCCATGTTTCTTTCTAAATCCCAAGCTTTAATTATTTCTGCTTCTAGACTTATAAAATACGATTCTAAATTACCAAAGTTGTTGGGGTTTGCTTTATAGTCCGATGGGGTTAATTTTACCGCAATTGCTTTAGGAGATTCTTGTAACCCTCCTCCTATATCTTCCATGTCTAACGATGGACCACTTTTTATTTGAGATAATATAGCTCGTGGAGTTGGTTTAACTATCCCCATTTCAAAATCATCATCTGATTCTTTAAAACCTAAGGAAGCTTTTAAAGCTTTCCAAACACCACCTGGCCTTCCTCCTACTATTGGTCGTTTTTTACCTTTTTCCATAAAGAAAAATGATCCCCCCTTATCAGCTGATAATACTGTTCCATTAGGGTAGAATGGGTTTTCTTCTGGGTTTCTTAATTCTTCTATTTCTTCTTCTAAACCTTCTAATTGTTTTTCTAATTCTTCTATCCTAGCATCCCTTGATGTATACATGTCTAAATATTCACCACTTGTTTCTAATATATAACGATGTGTTTTTTCAGCTCCTTCTTCAGGTATATCATAAAACAGTTCTTCATAATCTTTAAAAAACTTATCTATATTTTGTGTTTTGGGTTTATTAAATTCTGAAAAACCAGTGTCTAAATTATCTCTAAGACCACTACTCCCGTATAAATCTTTTTCAACAATAATAGATTGGTTATTATTTGGGGGGGTTAAAATTTCAGGTAAGTTTTCAGGAACTATTATTAGCTTTCTATAAATATCAGCCATTATCTTACTATTTTAAAAATATAATCTTCATCAAATATTTGAATACCATCAGTATTGTCTGATCTAAACATTAATTTATAATAACGTTCTGGTTGTAATCCCTCCATATATAAATCAAAATACATTCCTTCACTGTCTGCACTTAGTTTAGTAAATGAAGTATCAAAAGGAATTATTACTTCATCCGTTTCTCCATCTCTTAAACTATAATAACTAGTAGTAGGTAAATATTGAGTGTCTATATAATTTGATGATGTTGTAAATGTTCTGTCTGGGTGTCTTTTTCTTGTAGTTAATCTAAAACGTTGTTTAGATTTTCTTTGAAATTCTTCTTTATTATTAAATAATGTTAAAAATATGTCTCCACTGTTTAATACAGTGCCACTTCCTATAGAATAAGATGAATCATCCCACTTAAAGGTTAATTTAGGAGGATAAATTGTATGTGTATCAGTAGAAAAGTAAGACATTTCACCAAAACTACTTGAAGTGTTTTCTTCTATTACGTTAGGTTGTTTTATAATAAAACCATTATTAAATATTCCTGTTGGGTATGTTTGGTTTACAAATAAACTTGCTGAGTATTTTTGGACTATTGAAGTTACAGGTAAATTTATATCTAAATTATCACCATTTAAAAATTGTTGGGTAGAGAAAAAACCACTACCTGTATACCATTCTCCTCCCCCTTCTGTAATTCCTTGTGCTATTAAAGATCCTGAAGTACCTACGGCAAAAGGGGTTGTTGTTGTGCTTGTTGCTCCTTGTACTGAAAAATTACCTATTGAGGATGTAAATACTGTTTGGTTATTCCCATCTATAGAACTAGTTGAGATAGTTACATTAGTTCCTAAGGAAGATCCTGATAATAATAATGTATTTGCAGGGGCAGCACTACTTGTATTATACGATGCAGTTATATTATTTAATGAAGATGATGCATTTATAATAGCTGCTAGGTTTGTGCCAAAAATATCAGTTGATGAACTTATTTGTACAAAAAATTCTGAATCATTATTATCAAATAAAGAAGCAGAAATAACAGGTACATAATCTATCCCATTAATAGTTAGTTCCATAGAAGAACCTGATGGTAGTTCATTTATGTTTATAGATGAAGAACCAAAAGTTAATCCAGTTGTTATAACAGATCCTGTTAGCCATGTTGATTTTTCAACATCGTTGTTTCTATAAACCCAAGATGTTCCATTTGATGTAATAGGTACATCTGTGAACCTTCCTGATCCTTCATTCCATGATCTAGACACTGCGTAAGCTTCTACATTTAAGGTTGTTGTTAAGTTTTTATGTTCAGCTGAATATAATTCTATAGAAGAAGTAAATGTAGAAGATCCGATTTTATTTTCAATTACATCTTTAATTTCTTCGTTACTGAATTGGATAAGGATTCTTGAGGGGTAATATCGTTGGTCAGAAGTTCCTCTTTCTTTTATAATTTCAAGAACTTCATCATGCCCCGTATTCATTTTTATTCTGTCAGGGTGACTGTATATTGTTGTGTCTTTTTCTGGGAAAATTGAATAGTATGCCATATTAGTATGTTGTTACACGTCCTTTAATATCTAAATCTGGATATTTTACTTCAAATATACTTGGGTCCATTGAGGGATAAATTACTCCCCCTCTTGTAGCCCCTTCAAGATCATACTTGTATTGTGAATATCCTTTATCTTCACCACTTAAATTAATTAAATCAAATTTCTGTACTGAAATTACTCCTGGTACATTACTTATTAGATTCATTGCTTCATTAATAATAATAGGTTGATTTATTTGCCATTTATCTATATTGAAATACTCTTTAAGCTCTGTTATGCAATCTAATAATACTTGTTGGTTATTATATGATTTAAATGTAGTGATTTCAAAATCTACACCTATATTAATAGGGAATGAGTTTTTAATATTAACAGCATCCGTTAACATTCTATGCTTTTCTAAATAAGTTGATAAATTAGCTTTTGTAGCGTTATTTAAATTGGTTAATTGTTTATTATTGTTATACCCCAAGACGTATAAATTTAAAGCTAATGGGTTTGGTATTCTATTAGGTTCTGTTGTTAGAGGGGTAATTTGGTCATCTTGTGTTATATAAGCTTTTGCTATTCTACCAAAACGACCAGGCATAGAATATGTTCTTACTATATAATCTTCTTTTGTTACGGTTCTTTGTTGAGCTGAAAAAGAAGCCATTGTATTCATTCTAATTTCTTCTACTGTGTCTCCACCTCCACCACCTGTTGCTGCCTCGGGGTTTGTTGTAACTATAGATTCTTTTATAAAATTAGCTGTTTTAGCTACCAAATTTGTTTTTTGAGTTAAATTAAGAAAATCATTTTTTGTAATAGTGTTTGCAGACACATTAGCACCTATTCCCCCTCCTACTAAATAATTAACTGTTAATATTGTATTAGATGGGGCTTCCCCATAAGTTTGGGTGTATAAGAAATTTGAAGGGTCAAAAGCTGTGTTTATTTTACTAATTCCTCCTTTAAGTCCTAAACCTATATTGTCTGGGTTAGGAATTATTTCTTCATCATCTTTATCAGAAATTCCTGCACCAAATGATAATTGCATAGTACCATCTGCTAAAAATCTAGTTATAAATCGTTTTGATGTTCTTTTTAATTTTAAAAGATAAGGAGTTTGATTATTATATTGATGTAAGTCGGGATCGTTTGCTCCTGTATTTTCTATATCTTCAAATAAAGTATCTTGAGCCATATATGGTACTTCTGCCCATTTATTACCATCAGAATCGGTTATTGATTCTATTCCTATTATATTATTGTCTGATATATTTAGGTTTAAAAAATTTTCAGACAATCCTATTTGGAATGTTTGTGATTTAATATTAGATTGAATAACTTTTCCTTTCTTTTTCAATAAAAAATATTGTGGGTTATTGCTATTATCTAATTGGTAAACATTTACTTCTGTGGGGTCAAAAGAAGATGACACTGCAAAATCAACTCTATCTTCTAATCTAAAAATGGGGCCCTCTGTTGATGTAAAAGATGATCCCTGATTTACTTTCATTGTATAATCAAAATCGGGTACGTATGAATTATTTACTAATTTAGAAGGTAATAATTGAAATATATCTAAATCTGTTGTTGATGTTGATGTTGTTTTAGGTTTATACCCCATAGCGTAAGCTAAATGAAATAAATTTTCTTTTTCTTGAGCTAAAGCTAAAAATGTTTCTTGTAATTGAGTGTCTGTGTAAAACGATAAAACGTCTCCTACATAAGCTGCCATTTCTAAAAACATCATACCTGGGGATCCCTCACTAAAATCATTGTAAGTATTAGGATAATATACTTTAGTGAATTCTACTAATTGTTGTTTAAAGGTGTTGAAATCTTTATTTAGATATTTAACATCTTTATCTTGTATTTTATTTGATGTTTTTGTATATGCCATTATCTAAAATTAAGTTGGATTGAATTTGTTGTGTCATTTATAATAAGTTTGTATGTTAATCGTACATATAATGTATGGTTGTCTGGTATTAACTGAATTATTAAGTTTGTTATGTCGATTTCTGGAACATAAAGGGCGCATTGGTCTTTAATTCTGCTTTCTAGTTCGTCTTCTTTTATTTGGTTTTCAAAAAGTAATTTTTTTAATCCTACTCCAAAATTAGGTTCATATACTCTTTCTCCCGGTTCAGTTAATAATACATTTATTAAGTTACTTTTAATTTGGTCTTGGGTTGTGTAAGAAGAATTAAAAACAGCATTACCATCAAAAGGAAGGACAACCCCAACCGCTATATTTTTATTTAAATCTAGAGGGCTTATGTTTATTTGTTGTCCTACTTCTTGTGCCATTTATTAGTTTCCTTTTTTCTTATTTATTGCTTTCATTAAATCACTATAATCTCTTGTTACTGCATTTGCTACTTCAGCAGGCATCCCTGTTGTATCCTCAGACATAGGTGCGCCTGTTGCAAATGGTTGTTCTAAA